GGCATCCTGATCTTCCTTGTAAAGTCGCGTTCACTAATGCTACCCTATTTGGCATATACTGAGCATATGGAAAATATTGCAACATAAGTCGTCCTTGCTGGAAAGGTTGGGAATTGACTTGCACTTTGATCACCAAAGTTGCACGCAATCCAACAAAACCTTTCAATTTCTCTGCGTACATCTGGTTTGCTATCAAAACTTCGGGGAAATTCGCTGTGTATAATTGTGTCTCTGTAGTCTTTGTGGTATCCCATGTGTCAGTCTTTATTACTATAGGTCGTGATAAAAAGTCTTTTATTGTGTGTATTCGTTCTTCTCTCACTGTCATAGATAAATAATCAGTTGAAAGGTCGACGATATCAGGCACTGCAGTAATAGACGGGGTAACGCCTTCACTAGTGAAGTGCACAATCTCGTTCTGTTCCGTGGTGAGTTCTCTGTCTTGTAAAATTTTGTCATTTGAATTATTTTGCATGTTTTGTACGGGTAAATTTCTTATGTGTAGGGACTACCTAATCCTGTACACTGCACTGAGGGTGTCCTGGATATTGTGGGGCTGCCACTAGGCATCCTGGACGGTAAAATTAAATAATTAACCTAGTTATCTAAATAGCAATACTTTCCGTTTATTAGCCTCAGAATTTTGTATGGGAAAGCAAGATCACATTTAAACCTTAAAAATCATACAAATCATCAGCACCAAGCCTGCTGTCGTGAAGGTACTGCCCGTACGTCAAAATTTGAGGTACACTGGGCAGCTCGTCCACAACACCAAGCACAGCACTGCGTAACTTGTCATATTCATGTCGTCCGTGATACACTATTTCTCTAAATGCTGTTTCAATGTTTGTCATCAAGATAACATTCGGATCAATAGTGTTTCTAGTCCAGTTAAGCATTTCATATATAACACCAATTTTGAGTGGTGCTACGGTCCGTTGTAGTTCTGAAGAAAATCTAAAACCACGCTTCAAGAAGAAAATATCTTCCAGAGTACGTGATGTCACAATCTCTCCAGTTTTGCCTTCGTCTGTGTATTCGTGTTTTATCATTTTCATCATTGCGCTT